CTCAGGCGATTCAAACTTCTGTATAAGTTGGTACACACTATTGGCAAGGTCCTTCATCCCTGTCTCTGCGAATACTCTAGCAATCAATTCAATCTTCTGTTGTGCTGCAGTCATTACTTGTGCTACACCAGTAGCAGTTTGGTGTGACTTTAAGCCACCATCTCCAATACCCATACTGTTCTTGTTAACACCAGTTCTTTCTTCTCTAATACTATCTAAATAGCCCAGCATATTAAAGGAGTTCTGGTCTAGCTGTGGAGTAGCTAGTGGTGACACAGCACCTGGTGTACGTACTCTTACAATACCTCCAGGTCTGCTGGTCATAAGGTCATCCAAGTTGGCTTGACCTTCGACTACTTCATAACGCCCATTATTTGTTAGATACATATTGTCTAACAAGTTACGCATTAAGGTAGTCTTAATTAGTTGAAGGTCAGAGATTAAGTCATAAATACTCAAACCATAAAACTTATGAGGCATTGGAACAGGTGTAAGGGAGGAGAAGGGAACACTGTCCACAGCCTCATTATCTAATAGTTCATCTCCGACCTTCGTTATCTTTCTTAATTCGTCTATACCATCGTTGTCAAAGTCTACCCTGATATAACATTCAGTTACCCAAACACCATCATCAATATCTCCATTAGGATAACTAGAGTCACCATCATAATCAAACCTGGCTAATCTCTCAGACTTCCATTCAGCTTCTTGTGCAGAGAATGCTCTCTCCAACTTGGCTTTAGGATAGCCCTGTGCTAATAGCTCAGACTTAGTTTTCTTGACTCTATGCCCAACAAATCTTGCATCTTCGATTCCCTTTGCGTACTTATTAATTAGGAATTCTTCTGGTGGTACAGGCTCAATACAAACCTGACCACTCTCTCTTGTTCTTTTAACTACAGCATCGTGAGTAATAGGTTGTGGTAATTGACCCTCAACTAATTCCTCTGTACCATTTGCTGTATGCTCTACTATTTCGATATCATCATCAATAAGTAGTGAAGTAAATTCTTCTTCTGTGAGGTTCTTATATTCCTCTCTTGTTACTTCTGTAGTATCATCCCAGAAGTGCTTGACAATTCCGTTCTTCTGTAATAGAGCATCTTTGAACCAGCTATAGATAATACTAAAGCCTGGGTTCTGTTTCATAATAACATAATTAGTGTAGTCAGTAGCTTGCTTAGCCATCTCTACATCTTCAGGACCTTGAGGTTCAAACTGTACTACCTTATCACCACCTGTGAATATCTTCATTAGGCTTGGCATAATCCATTCGATTACATCAGCAACATCTCGTGTGACAATTTGAGAACGACCTTCTTGCTCATTACCATACTTCTTACCATAGTATCTATCCATAGCATCAGTACGCTGACGAGTTAGTTTACCATCACCATAGCCAAGAGCACCTTGAATCTCTTGTTCTACGTGGGCGGCTAGTTCTCTCTTGGTCATCTTCATATTTACTTTGTACCTTTAGTTGGTGCTTTAGCTACTGCTCTCAGCAATTCCTTTAGTTCTCTAATGTCTTCTGACATCTCAATAATCTTATTTTCTAGCCACTTCGGATTCATTCCCTTCTCCTATTATATTACCCAACTTAAATCCTGCTTAGGTAATTCCTTACTCCAAGCAGAGTCGTTCCCTGTGAACACTACCTCTGTATTACATAAATATCTGAAACTATCACTTGCGTGTGAAGTCCAGTCGTGTACTGGTTTCTGACTCCAAATCTTCTTCTTATCATCATAAGAGCTACGGTACTGTAATAAAGCATCTATACCTTTCTGACACTTAGTCTCATCAAACCAACATCTATTAAGGGTAGTTCTGACAGTATCAATACCATCCATAACCTTTAACTTAGGTGCAACTTGGAATTCAATACCTAGGCTATATGCTAAGTCTTTCCTGCTTTTACCTGTACTAAATTCTCTTACTACAATATCGTGTGGTGCTATATGTGCACCATAATTATAACCTTTCTGATTTAATAAATCAATATAGTGGGGTAATCCCTCACCTGAGTTCTCATAATAATCAATTAAGTTAACTGCCTTACCATCATATTGTGCAAACCATATAGAGGTACTGTCCGATACGCCTAAGTCCCAGGCTGTGATAACCTGCTTAGATGGGTCATAAGGTACTTTACCTATACGTTGCTCATCATAAGCAGCTTCCAGCTCTTTGGCATAATATGCACCTCTCAGTGCTGCAGACCAACTACACTCATACTCTTGTTCAAACTCAGACTCAGCCATATCTTGCTGAGCCATCTCTAATTCTTCATCATCTAATATACCAGTCTCAGATGCTTTGAATAAGAATCTCTTCCAGCCCTTCTTCTCTTTAGCTGTGTGGTAAATATCATAGAATTCATTCTTACCCTTAGGTGTACCAATAAAGATAGCCCAACCTTTCCTATCTGATAGTGCAGGTCTTATAACCTCACTATACATCTTAGGGTTCATCTGGGCATACTCATCTAAGATGACACCATCAAGGTATATACCCCTAAGAGTATCAGGATTATCTGCACCATATAGTTGTATCCTAGCACCCATAAAGTCAGCCCTTAGCTCAGCCTCATTAAACTTAACATCTGGGAAATCATACAACAATCTCTTTAATTCATCCCAAGCTACAGTCTTAGCTTGCTTAAATAGCGGTGCTAAGTATGCATATCTTGGTGCTTTCTTACCTAACTGTAAGTCTTGTATAGCTGACTTAATCATTTGATTAATAGCAAATACAGTCTTACCAAATCTTCTGTGACACACAACAACATTGAACCTAGCTAACTCATTGTGTAACTTAGCTTGTAATTTCCTGGGCGTATAGGGTATTACAATTCCCTTACGTTTCTCCTCCCTAGTGTCTAGCATTAGTGGACATTATCCTCACGTCTATTAGCATCTGCAATATCATCTTCATCCTCAGACCAGCTAATATCAAAGTTCCTATCTTCGTGTATAACGTGTTGCTTAGGTGTCCAACCACCTTGTGTCTTAAGCCAGAATGTAGTCATACTAGCTGACTCACCACTCATAGCCATCTTGTAAGCTACACCAGCTACAGAAGCAGTCCTCTTCTCTCTAGCTACATCTAACGTAGTACGGTAATACTTAACTAAAGTAGCAATACTAATACCCATAATCTTAGCAATAGTATGTTGGTCCAATCCTATTGTGACCATTTCCTCTATCTTACCATAATCATCATCAGTAGGATTGTACTTCTTACCTTTAGCTCTTCTTGCTTCTTTACCACCCTTAGCTTGTGACTGTATAGAGTGACCCTTAGTAGGAGCACCTTGCTTTCTTTGTACCTCAATAATAATATCACTAGGTAGTTTGCCAGTCTTAGCAGCAGCTTTGTACTTAGCCTTAGATATAATCTCTTTTGACACTTTAGGTGGTGTAGTCAGTCTACTCATTTTATTTAAAATAATATTTCAATATAGGTATTATACCATAAAACTTAGTTGACATAATACTTATTCATTTATAAACCTAAAGCCTTATTGACTATAACCATAAAAGATAACTATATCTCTACTACGTTAGTTATACTTCTGATGTTCTATCATTAGTTGTGGAGTAATTATGTTAGTCAGCTAGTAGGTTGTTACTAATGACTTACTTAGTGTGTTGTGTGTAACTACTGTGCCCCGATATAGGGTCTTAATATAATGAGATTAAAAGAAGGGCTAACTATGTAGAGTATTATACCATAAACAACAAAGCCCTTTTGATTAAATCTTAGTGTATATCCCTAAAGAGATATATAACCTATCCCTATATATCCCTAAAGAGATATACTTACTATACGCGTCCTAGTGAAGAGAGTACACTGTCGCTGCATACCGTGTGTGAATACTATACCCCCATATTAGACAATGCTTATATACAATGGATTTACTTGAATTTTATATATAGGTGGGTTTCACCGATTTGCAACTCTGCACAAAAGGGTGGGGCGGGGTCACTATCCCTGATAATAACCCTATGGCTAGCAAGGTTATACATACAAGGCGCGGGGGTTAACGTAGACTATCCTATCCCTTGATATAGCCATTATTAATACGAACCCTACTGATAGTATCCCTTGCATAACAATTAATGAAATTAAACTATGTGCTGGACGTGTGAGGGGTATTGTTATACGCTTTTACAATCACTCTCTCTTATAACCACCAGCATAATACATTCTAATGAGTGACTCTATATCATTAATCCTATAGCCTGTATCACTTTACATTAGACGTAAAAAAACCCGCCTTTTACAGCGGGTTATTTAAATATTAATGACTAGTGTTTATGCAACTTTTTTTAATTCACTCATTAGGTATTCAATCATAGCATTTTTATCTATATTAGAGAGAGTATCCACCAAATCAAAGATATACTCTACTCTCTCATTATCCACCATATGGTCAATAAAAGCGGTGACACTATCTATATTAGTTTTAACAGTCTTTGCCTTTTTGCTATTGCTACCGCTATTAGATAGTTTGCCGATAAATGGCACACCGTTAACACCCAAACCCTGCAATGATAACTTATTCTCTTTTGGCGTATCTTTATAAAATCTACTTACTGCCATTTTATAAGCATTTAAAGGTTCTTTATTATCTTTTAGGGCTTTGGCGATACGTTCAACACTTTCAGCCCCTTTTTTGCCCTTATTTAATAGTGTGGCAACGTCTTTATTGATACTGTTACCATCTTTATTGTGCCC